CCATCCGTGACGTTATTATTTAAAGAATACAAGGAGGAATAAATTGCTATTAAAAAATGCAGTAGATAAATTTCATATTCATTATGAGAAAAACAGATTATGGGAAAATACACGATGGTTGGGCGTTCCTATATGGAAATTGCCATTTGACGCATTTGTTATACAGGATTTGATTTATAAGATAAGACCAAATATAATTATTGAAGCGGGAACTGGCAAAGGCGGCAGTAGTGTATTTTATGCTTCTATTCAAAAACTATTGGATATAAAAGATCGAAATGTAATCACTATTGATATAAAAGATAACATGTTTGTTGCTGATTATTTGAATTTAAACATAGTTCCATTGAAGGGGTCTAGTTTGAATCCCGATATACTTAAGTTTGTAGATTTATATGCTCTGCCTGAATTAACAACAATGGTCATATTAGATTCATGGCATAGTTATGATCATGTATTAGAAGAAATGAAAATTTATTCTAACTATGTTTCGGTTGGATCATATATGATTGTCGAAGATTCTCATGTTAGTGGGCATCCAATTAAATGGGAATGGGGGGATGAAGGACCGTATGAAGCAATAGAAGATTTTATAAAAAATAATAATAATTTCACTATCGATAAATCATGTGAAAAATTCATAATGACGTTTAATCCTTCTGGATATCTATTAAAAACAGGAGACCGATAAATGAAAGAAGTAATTTATTTAGTTGGGCAAATTTCCCCTATTTTTCCTGAAACTTATAAATGGAGAGAAGAAGTAAAAAAATATTTTGAAGATTATCCTAAATTTGATATCATTAATCCATGTGGAAATGCATGGAATCAAAACTTATTAAATAATAAATCGTATCCTGTAAATGGATTTTTAAAAATGGGGGGTGTTGATATAATTGTTCCAAAAGATAAAAGTTTTGTCAGTAGATCAACAATTGTAATTGCAAACATGAATCAATACGACCCCGATAAACCTTTGATTGGCTCATTTTTTGAGTTAGCGTGGTGTATAGATAGTCCTGATAAAACTGTTATCGGATATGCAGACGATATGGGTCATTATTTCTGCCAGCATCCATTTGTAAAGGCTTCTATAACAACATGGGCCAAAAATCATTTACAAGCTTGCGAATTAATTATAAAATTTTTTGAAGGAGATTAATGGAAGAAGAAGACGAAGAAAAAAATAAAGAACATGCACTATTATTTTTTTGTCTTTTTATTATTGCGGCAACAATATATATATATATTATGTTCAACTAAAAAGGAGGGAATAATGTCACTAACAAGAGAATTTGTAAATTCATTACCAGTAGGGCATCCAGATAAAGAAGAATGTACTAGAGTAGTAAACAATTATTTGAAAAATGATGAATGGAATATGAAGGCATTGCTTCCAGTCGGAGTATTGCTAACTTCACACCCAGGCAACAGGGGATTTCTGAGAGCATCCCTTGAATCCCATAAAAAATTGGGATATTGGATTTCATTAGTATATGATAATTATTTAAATCCTGAACGTCAAGATTATGATTATAATCATTTTTTTCCTGCGCGAGATTTAATGGATCTTTGTGACAATTTTCTGCTTTCACACTATCAAACGTGGGGGGGAGTATTATATCCTTATTTCTGGTCACTATATCTTGGCATACATGCTATGAGTTCGTTCAAGTATATATATTGTGCTAACGGAGATTGTATATTGGAAAAACCGGAAAACTTTCAACAAATTATAGACATGCTTGGGGATGGTGATATTCTTGGAGTTGGTTGGGAAGAAAACGGAGGAAGACCTATATTCAATACAACAGGATTTTTAGCTAAAACAGAAGCGGCAATTGCTATTATAAATCATTTTAGAGATAGACTTATTCCGCTTGATAATTATGAAAAATACACTAATGAAGTAGGAAATACAGAAGGAAGATTTGCAGTAGCTATAAGAGATCTTGGGCTTAATTTAAAACTTGCTCCCGTAAATCCATATAATACTCAACTACATATTGCAGGGGGAAGTTGGTATGATATTATTGGATTTAGACATATTCATGGTGAATATAATTATGCTTATAGATACAAAAGCATTCCCCCACATTATAAATATCTTGATCAAAAACAAATTAGTGCTGGAGAGTATAATTTAGTAAAATTATATCATGATACTACTGACCCGATTGAGAAGGATAAAATTTTAAAACAATGGTGGCCCAAAGACTAAATACTAATACTATATTCTGTTGAAGAGTTCTATTTCTTTTGCTCGTCTACTAACCAAATCAGGATGCCGTGTTCCGTCTGGATGAGTGGCCCATTTCCACCAAGACATAGCTTCAGAACAGCCAGTATAATCCTTTTGATTGAGACGACGTAATGCTGTGCTATTTCTGAAACCATTCACACCTATATTGAAACAGAAACATACTAGACTATCGTATTGGTTTTGAGTGAGAGGCACTTCTACATTCTCATTCACACATACTTCATACTTCTTTAGCATAGCATCTAATAAATCATAGATCTCTTTATCAGTTAATATAACATCTCTGTATTTAGAAGGGTCAACGACACAACCTATACCTATAGTTGGCTTACCTGCGCTACAATAGTATAGTTTATTCTTCTTACCTTCCAATGCTTCTAATAATTTATACCCGCCAGTCGATAGTTTCATCATGAGACTATTCCAAGTTCTTTAGAAAGAGAATTCCGTTCCATCGTTAATCTATTGAATATGTTTTTGAAATTTGAATTAGTAGGATACTCTTCCATAAATTCATTAAAACTCTTGATTAACTTATCAAGACTTTTTAGCTTGTCCCATTTGTTTTCGGTAAGTATTTGTTGATTTATTTTATTTATAATATCCATTTTTACCATCCCTTTTTGATTGTTTCTATAATATACTCACGATCTTCTTTTGTTACCCAATACCCTACGGGAATTGATATCATTTTTCCAATTATATTTTCGAGTCCCGGCAAATCTCTTTTAAATTGTTTCGTACAAGGATGTAAGTCATTTCTTTCATGAACTCTTGAAACTGAAATACCCTTGCTTGCCATCATGCTGCAAAAATCACTTCTCTTTTCAACCAATATAGTATATAGCCAATATGAAGACTGCCTATCATGTTCTGTCTGAGTTACTTCCACTCCATTAATTTTACTCAATTCCTGATTGTAATAATCGGCATTTTCTTTTGTTACTTCTAGATTATATTCTACTTCTTCCATATTATTAAATCCAATAAGAGCATTTATATCATTCATATGATATTTTCCACCCGCACGAATTATCGGTCCTTCACATCTAAAATCAGTCCGTATGGATTCTCTGTCTATACCATACCATCTTAAAAGTTTTCCTTCTTTATAATGTTTTCTTTCTTTACAGAATAGAGCACCACCATCTACTGTTGTCAAATGTTTAATTGCCTGAAAAGAAAACATTGTAAAATCTGAATATTTACATTCTCCAATCATACTATCTTTATATGTTGCTCCATATGCATGTGCTCCATCTTCCACTACTGCCAAATTATACTTCTTGGCAATAGAATATATTTCTTTCATATCACAAGGATATCCTCCCCAATGAACGACAAATATCGCTTTTGTATTTCCTGTAATCAGATTTTCGATTGTAGATGGGTCTATATTTAAATCTTTCTTTATGTCTGCCCAAATAATATCCGCGCCTTGTAGCATTATGGGAAAGTTTGAAGCTGTGCAGGTCATGGCAGTAGAAATTACCGAATCGCCTTTCCCTATATTCAGAAGCATCAATGCTAAAGTTAATCCATGAGTTCCAGTTCCAACAGTTAAGACTTGATCGTTTCTAAACCTTTTTCCCAATGCTTCTTCAAATTGATTTACTCTCGGACCTTGAGCAATCCATCCAGAATGAAGTTGATTTAATAAATCGGCATCTACTTTATTAGACATAAACACTTTAAACAAAGGAATATTTTTCATTTTTACCTCCAACAATTTTTTTAATTATATACCATTATTTATAATTTGTATATATGTTTTTATAAATAAAATAGATGAGATTTAAAAATTACTTAAATGAGGAATCCATTATGCAATGGAAATCATATATCCATGATTTTCCTCAATTGAAGTCAGCAACAGAAGTGCTGAATAAAATAGAAAAGTTAGGATATAAAGCATATATTGTTGGGGGGGCGGTCAGAGA